TTATGGTCTCTTGAGGTATAGTATCCAGAACGCCACTTCGACCAAACCAACCCACCTTCGCCGTCTAGGTCAATGCCGTTGGTGATCGTCTGCGTAGAGCCGTTGCCAGTGTACAAATACGTTGAGAACACNTCCTCGACATACAGTGCNTCACCTGCGTTCCCTGCGGCGGCTTGGATAATCTTCTGTGCGCTACTCATGGGGTATCTCCGTCTTCGTAGCTTTCAAGATACTCAATTGCTTTTTTAAGTAAGTTAATGTCATCTCTAAGATTACCTATCCCCGAATTGCAATTGCCGCAAAGCAATCCTCTAATTTGTTCTGTTTTGTGGCAGTGATCTACAGCAAGCGCAAGTGTTAAATCTTTCTGGTGTCGTCCGCAAATAAGGCACATACCGTCTTGTTCGTTAAACATTTCTAAGTAATCGTCGTATGTAATGCCGTACGTCTGCTTTAGTTTTGTGTTTCTGTTTTTTTCGTATGAGTAATTTTACGTCTTTCTCACAGCAGGATCAACACGGCTTGTTTTTCTTCGGCATGGTTTGCATTCGTTTCGACATCCCAACCTATGTATTTTAGAAGGGTGATACTCAGAGAGAGCTTTTTCTTCTCCGCACTTTGTACAAACTTTTATTTCCATTAAGCTAATGCTTGCCCGGCAGTAAATCCGTAATAAGTAGTACCAGAGTCGGTAGTAATAAATACGAAGTAGTCCACACCGTTTGCATCAGCAGTTAAAGTCGGAGCAGTCCCCGCAGGCCAGTCTACGCTAGAAGGCCATGTGATTGTGTAGCCTGACGCACCTGAGTCCTGCACAACCTTCAATGTAAATGCAGAAGCCTTGCCAGATGCGGCAGGGTTGCTGAAGGTGTAGGTCACATTTTCGGTGAGCGTGTGGGTNAAGTTGTCACCAGCTTGCAAGTCGAGCGTGGCGGCATTGGAAGATGACGTGATCGCGGTTGTTTCGCTGATCGTGCCATTGTCAAACGTAACCACGCCATTCGCATCGGCAGTCACGGCTTTGGATGCCTCGGTGGTGCCAAGCGTGGTGATGTCGAGGTAGTTTAGCTCTGCGGTGCTGGCAGTAACACCGTCCAAGATGTTTAGNTCTGCGGTTGTTACGGTCGCACCGTCCAAGATGTTTAGCTCAGAAGCATCGGCAGTAACACCTGTCAAGTCACCCGGTGCAATTGTAATTGTATTATTTGCCGCTACAATTGTCTTATTCGTCAGCGTTGTTGTGCTAGTCGCCGTGACGAAATCTGCGAAGGACAACTTACCCGACCCATCCGTCGTGAGGGCTTGGCCACTCGTGCCATCCGCATCAGGAAGTTCGAGTGTGTATGTCGCACCGGCGCTGTGGGGCGGACTCGCAATTGTAACACCGTGCGTGTTGACTTCACAATTGAGCACGATCTTTGCAGAGTTGGTGTTACCCCGAAACTCGTACAGACCCGTGCCATTTGCCGCGAGTTGTACGTTTCCGTTCGTATTTGTAGACGACAGCGCGTTGGCATCCAATCGCAGGTTGTCCACGTCGAGTTGAGCAACGGTGTAACTACCCGTCTCATCGAGCTTGGCCGGTGTCACCGCGTCGTCGGCCAACCCCGCCGTATCAATCTGCGGACCTTCCCCTGTCGTGCCATCGTGGCTATGACCCGTGGACGCATTGAAGGCGGCGACAATGGCATCAAATTCGCCGTCGAGATCCGAGGCGTTGATGACGTTTGCCATCCGCAATGTTGTTGCCCGTATCGTTACGAACGTATCCTGTTCCCATGTCTATCTTCTCCCATATTGTCCGTATTGTATGACCACAGAGTCAAATGCAAATGGGGGATCGGACGACTCCCCCTCAAATAACAAACTAACTACATCACCCGATCCGGTGACCTTGGCTTCGACAACGTATCGGATTGTTCCACCGAAGTTTCCCGACCCGTAGGTGGCTGACCCGTAGAACGACGCACCCAAAATGGAGCTCTCGATATCTACGGGAGGTGGTTGGATAGTCCCGAAGTTGTCAAAATCATATTTCAACGACAGAGAAAAAGCGTAGGAACCCTCCGGATCGAGATACACATCNACCGAATGTACCGTCTTGCGTGTCACTGGGTCGGATATTGGTAAGAAGGGCGTCGCAAAACTAAACGGCACGGCTTCCCCATCGAAGTCGTTTGCCGTCTCTAGCTCGTACACATATCCATCTGCGTTTGCGAAGTAAGAATACTTCCTCGTCGTCAACGTATTCGCTGTATGCTACGTAGGCGTTGATACCGCGAGTCTCTGCCCAAGATATGGGGGTGCCACCCTGTTGTGCAAACTGCGTCGCAATGATACCCCGGGTTGAGTCGTTGGTAAAATTTGAGTTGAACCCAAAGATGCGATATTGGCTTTTGTCCCGCATGACCATCGCGTGAAACGAACTACTAAACCGGAGAAACTCCTGTACCTCATCCTGTATCACCTTCGATACGACACCAAGACCAAAGTCGTTGTTACGATCCGTGCCACTCAACAGACGTAGACCATCCGGGCCCAAGAACATTACGTCGCCACCAAATTCAAGCGCCGTGTCAAATTCTACACATCCAAGATCGTCTGTAATTGGTTGTACTTGGAAATCAGCCAAGCTCGAACCGGTCAAGACTTTAATACTTCTCTTTGTGAAAATCACCAGCTGATCACGAAAAATATTCAGACTTGTAATTCTATCTTCTAAAGTAATTGTACCAGCGCCAGACGCCGGTGTAAAGTCTGTTTCATCAAAGGGGGCGGTGAACACCAAGAAGTTGTCTTCGGCAACAAACAAGTGATTCTTGTACTCCACACCCAGCGTGGCACCATCCACTTCCGTAGGTGCACCGGTGAGGCGAGAGAGCGTGGTGCCATCAAACACCAAGGGTTTGTTCGTGTCGTCGAACACAATCAGCTTTTTGGTAGCTCCGAACTTAATCTTTGCAAACCTAACTTTGCCGGTGCCACCGAGTGTGATGCCCGTGCTGGAGAATGTTGCATTGTCCGTGACCTGTGTCCACCCTGATCCGGATGATTTGTAGAGGTGCGTGTTTCGGGCGGCAAACACCTCCGTCTGGTATTCGTGGACACCACGGATCAATCCCGTTCCGGTCACTTCGTTCGAGTCGAACTTGTCAAATCCACCGATCTTTTTATAGCCACCGCTGATGGACGGTTCGAGATTTACCAAAAGACGGGCAGAACCCGGTGCCTGTAGCCCGTGCTGTAGGGTAGGAAGGTTTGTTATCAGACCCCCTTGAAACTGAACCGGAAATGTCTGTAACCTATCCGGCATATCCGTTACACAGCCCTGATGTAAAAATACTCGTTTGTTAGGAGGGTTCGCATATCTTTGATACCCTCATCGAACTTTCGTTGAGCGATCGTTGCCGACTCGAGGTTGTCTCGGAACATGTAGACGTAGTACATAGCTCCATCCACGATGACGTGGCGGAATCGTTCAGGAATGCGTGGCACGTCTGTCGAGTTGATCAAGTCTACCGGAATTGTAAAATATTCAAATGTCAGCTCGTAGGCCTTGTCAGGGAACGGATAGAGTATGAACTCCTCCGCTTGGGATCGGATGATACATTCGGGGATACTACCCTTGGAGGTATCCGTCTCGTCTTCCTGATCGATGTATAGATCTACATACTCGTCGTACGACAGAGGCTTGAGGCGACGTGCGTTGCCCACATCGAGGGTTGTGTTGCGACGAATCCGAAAGGTCTCAAAGTCCACTGCCTTGGTGTCAAAGGGTATCGCGTATCGAGCTACACCGGCAGATAAGGTCATCGTCTCTTCAGCGTGGTTGAAAGGCCAGTAGAATTGCGACTGGTTGATGTGACGCATGGAGGAGTTGATTGCCTCTTTTATTTGCGTGTAGATAGATGTCGCACTACTGAAATTAGCAGAGGTCAACTGAGTTTCGTTGAGGCGACCACATACGTCGTTGACCAGTCCGATATAATCGTAGCTCATTGCTCTTGTACCCTCATCTTGATGTTGCGCTTTGCCACGGCATTGGAGGGGCTCATCGTTATCTCACAGAAAATATCATACACCGTGTGATTCGTGCCCATACCAATCTGGATGGTGGCAACGGTGTTGTTGTTCGTGGCACTGATGAGCTGTAGGTTGTTAATGATGTTGGTGGGTGTCCAAGTCTGTTCGACATCGTTCTCATTCGACGATGGACCACACGACGGAAGAAATGGTTTCTAGATCCGAGAAATCTCGACCAGTCGATGCTGTAGTCGAAGAAATCGTCCGGATCTTTGTTTAGGCCACTTTAGAGACATGCTATGCTACCTGACTCGTTACGTACGCAATCCTGTTCTTTTGAGGACGTACATACACTTCTCTTCGATGATCACGATCACCTATTGCTATGGGGTTGTTCGTGCCGGTCTCGGTTGTTGATCCGGCGGCTCCTGTGCCACCCACACCCGACACGAAGTGACGTATCTGTTGTACGGATGTTCCGATGGATACGACGGAGGGGGTGTCGGTAATCTCAAGTGCTATGTTTTGCGACGTGGAACCGAGTGTCGCACTCAGTTGCTGACCGGCAATGTCAAAAGCAACGTTTACATTCGGGGCTGTCAAGGCCGATGTCGCACCGAC